GCGTCGAAGTGACCTCACCAGTGATGCTGTCCATCACCTCCTCAGGCGGCCCGAAGGTCATTCCCTGAACGCAAAGGTAGCCGGAGTGGGAGCGGGTCACCGGGAAGCCGAAAGCGGACGCATCCCGCACGAACTTCACAAAGCCCTTGGTCCCAAGGACGCTCAGACGATCTCGGATCGTGTGCTTGCTGCCAAGACCGCCCTGATTCTCGAAGGCTTCGGCAAACTGCATTGTTGTGTAGAGGCGGCTGCCTGCAGCCTCATCCAGCAAAATACCAAGGATCACGTCGTGCTTGCGCAACCGCTCGGCATCGAGCTTTGCACCGAGCTCCTTTCGAACGAGGCGCTCGTTCATCGGATTGATTTCGACCCAGCGGCCGTTCTCCTTATCGATCACCTTGGTCGGCAGCGATGGGCCGTTGCGCAGCTCGATCTCGAGGCGGCGCAGACTGCTCTCCTCATCGGGGCGATGCATCAGAAGGCCAGAGGTGTAAAATCCACGCAGCGCACTGGCACCGGAGAGCGCCTGGAACGGATCCTCGCCCACCGCCTTGCGGTTCATCTTCTTGGTGTGGTGGGCGAGGATGACGCCACAGTCGGGAGCGACGGCCTCGCGCAGCCGCTCCACCCGTTCGGTGAGAAAGAACATCATCGCGGCGTTGTCGTTTTCGCCGCCGCCATCCTTGCCGCCATCGAAGAGATTACGGATCGGGTCGATGCAGATGATGTCGGGCGGTGCGTCGGGGAAATGTTCCCGGATCGACGCAACCGCGAGGGCGATACCTTTCTCATCAAGAAGGAGGCGGAGCTTTGGCGTCGCGATCAGATTATCGAGCGCGGCCGAAATGACGCGCGCATCGAGCCTGATGCCCTGCAGCCGTTCGCGAAGGTAGTGATACTGGATCTCGGCCTGCAGGTAATAAACGCGCAACGCTCGGCTGGGCGTGAAGCCGAGGAACGTCACACCGGCAGCCATATGGACCAGAAGGCTGATCAGGAAATCGCTTTTGCCAACCTTCGGTGCGCCACCCAAGACCAGCAGACCTCCTGGCGTCAGTACGCGCGGCGCAATGATGTCATCCGGCATGGGTGACGTATCGGCGAGCAACTCACGCAACCTGTACGCCGGCATTGTCGCCTGGGAAGCGACCTGGTCCGCATCGTTGCGCAGCAGTGCCGGGCCGTTCTTTCTGACATGCAGTGCCCAGAGGCGGTCGGCCTCCTGCTGCAGGCGCTTCGGCGGCCACGCGGGTCGCAACATGGCGGCGTTGTACTGGCAGATCGCTTCCCAGCCGTCATTGGGCGTCATCTTGCCGTCGTGGACCAGCCGAACGTAGTGGCCAATGGCTGCGCTCGCGCCCTCAAAGCGGGTCCACTGGTCCGACCCACCCTCATGCACGGGGGTGGTGAGAATGGCTTCGAGCGAGGGTTTGGAATTGGCCTCAGGGGTGGGCTCCACCCCGACACCGGGCAGAGCAGGCATGGCGGCAACTTGTTCGGCGAACTCCACAAGTTCGACCTCGACCGGGTGATGGTCGCGGATCTGCACAAGGCGCTGGAAGCCACCCTTGTGATAGACCGAGCCTGCGACACGGATCGGCTGGTGAGCCGAGCGGAAATGCGTGTCGCCACCGACTTTCAGGGCGATGTCACCGCGCAGGCGGCACAGCGTTGCCAGATCTTCGCCGGTGACAGCCTCGGTCAGTTTCCACCAGACATGCAGCTTGGTGGCGCCCTCGGGCGTACGGCCGCCGCTCTCAACTATGAGCGTGGGCGTGCCGAGATGGCGCACGAGATGTGCAAGCTTGGCCGGAATGTCGCCGGCGTCGAGATCAACAACCAAGGCCTGCATCTGCAGGACTTCGTGGGCACGCGCCTGACCCTGTGCTTCGACCGTGCCAGGGATGACATACAGGGCCGCACCCTCGCGCCACGCCCAGGTGGCGAAGGTCTTCAGCTTGTCGAAGGCCGAGGCGTCCGCCTCGATCCAGATGTTGTTGGGCTTGCCGTCCCGGCCTTGCCCTTTGTCGACAAAGCCGCGCACCGGGATGAGGCCTTCGCAATAACCGAAGACCACATCCAGAAACGTCGCCAGCTGGTCCGCATCGGGCTCGACGCCGAACGGGTCCTCCTGCGGGGCTGCGTCGTTGAAATCACGCCACGGATTGAAGTGGATCACTTCGCCAGTGGGCTTGTCGTCACGATCATCGCTCATTGGGGCAAGCTCCAGCAGCGGTTGGCGTAAGCGCACGTCCGGCACTCGAAGTGGTCGCGGTCGCGCGCAATGCGCGGCAGCAATTCGCCGGCGTCGGTGGCGCTGAGGATGCGCACGGCGCGGTCGCTCATCCGCTGTGCGAGCTCTGCGTTGAACGGCACCAGCTCGTGATGCAGCTCCGCCGTGTCCTTGTTGATGGCGGTGAAGAGCGCCGGGTTCGAGGCAAGCCCCGGAACGGCGGCATCCATGTAGGCTTGGTAGAGTGCTATCTGTGCCGCATAGATCGGCTTTGAGACGGCCACGCCGTCCTTGACGCAAGCGCGCCAGTTCTTGGCGTTCATGGTCTTGCATTCCCAGAGCGCAGGCACGCCGAGTGACATGGGCTCGGGGGCGGCGGCAATGATGCCGTCAACATGGCCACGAATGCGGCCGTCCGCGACCGAAAAGCCGAACTGCTCACCATCGGGGCGATTGCCCTTGCGGGTGTAGAGGTCGATGCCCGCGGCGCGCAGCCACTGAATTGCAAGATCCTCGAGTGCGTGACCGATGGCGAAGATGCGCAGGGTTCGGCCGGGGAAATCCGCGCCGTCGTCCTTCGCGGCGCCTGCAAATTCAAACTGCAGGGCGCGTTCGCAGGCGTGACCCACCCGCGAGCCGCCGAGATATTCGCGGCTGGGACGCAGCGCATTCTCATCAGTGAGCGCCATGTCGATGGCGTCATTGAGCAGTTCCGCGAAACCGCGCGTGTGGTTGAAATCCAGTTTCAAAACGGCACCTCCGGGAATTGCTGCTTGTTGGCCGCGGCGATCTCGCGCATCGCGTCCTGAAAGCCGCCGATGGCGACTTCGATGAGGGTGAGCACCTGGGGCTCTGAGAGCTCGATCAGCCGGGTCTGCCAGCCGATCTCCTCCATCACTTCGGCTACCATCTGCATGGCGTGACGCATGGCAGATTTTTCTTCCTCGGTAAGATCAACCATGGCGGAAGACCTCCGTGCCCGTTGCCAGAAGAAGGCCTGACAGGTGATGGAGCAAAACCACACTGAGGGCCGCGGCCGATTCACAGGTTGCGGCTCGGACCAGCCAAAGCCACGCGTCGGCTGTCGGCACACCGCGCAGAGCGCGAAGCGCGGATGCCAAGAGGTAAACCGCGCGGCGGCAGAGGTGGGTGATGGCGACATAAAGCTCCTCCATCACGCAGCCACCGCGAACCGAGCGCCCTTGGCCTCGTTGATCCGGGCACGAATTGCGGTGCGGTTGAACTTGAGGCTCAGCATGGCCGAGGCCTGGTAGCGGGTGAGGTTGAAGTCCATGCGGCAGGCGGGCGGGAGCCAGGCGAGTTGCTTGTCCGTCGGCTGCTGGCGCAGCCAGCCCTTGGTCTTGTGCGCCGCCTCGTCAGACTCATTGGTGTTGAGCCAATCGTCAGCCGCCGCGATGCAGACGACGCTTTCACCGACACCAAGCAAGGTGGCGCGCTTGTCCTTGGCACCGCCCACCGCATACCAGCGGCCGCCCTCGGCAAAGACGCCGGCCCAGGCGTTAAGGCCGCTCGCCATCAGGATCGAACCGTCACCATTGATGTCGATCCACTCGAAGCTCGATCGGGCCAGAAGATCGATCTCGGTCATCACGAAATGGCCGAGTGCCTCAGGACCTTTGGCCTCGCGATCGCTCTCCCAGACATGACCGCAAAGCGGGCATTCCATCACAGCCGCAGGCACTTGCGCCGCGCAGGACGGGCAGGTCTTGGTGGGGGCGTCGCCGCTTACCTCGCGGCCGTTCAGATCGACATCCTGTTCGAGCGAACCGTGGATGAGGCTTGACGTCCCAAAATCGAGGATGACGCAGTCAGTCTTGAGGACGCCCGGGTATTCTTCCGGGTTCACGGTGCGCAATCCCCGGCCCACCATCTGCATCATGGTGGACTTGTAAGAAGATGGCCGCAATAGCACGACGCAGGAGGTCGGCGGGTGATCCCAGCCCTCGGTCAGCACAGCCACATTGGTGATGACCTGGATCTCGCCACGATCATAAGCGGCAAGTGTGGCCTTGCGGTCGGCATCCCCCATCTCACCGTGGATGAGCGCCGCCGAAACCCCTTCTGCTTTGAATGCATCGGCGACATTGCAAGCGTGATCGACCGTCGAGCAGAAGACCACCGTCTGACGATTGCCGGCCTTCTCCTTCCAGTGAGCGATCACGGCATCCGTGACCGGCGACTTGTTCATGATGGCGTCAACTTCGCCCATGTCGAAGTCAGCGGCGACGCGGCGCACTGTTTTCAATGCATCCTGCACGCCCACATCAATGACGAAGGTGCGGGGGGGCACGAGGTGACCGGACGCGATCAACTCGGCGATGCGGATCTGGTCGGCGATATTGTCGAAGACCTCGCGCAGCCCCTTTTTGTCGCCACGATTGGGCGTGGCGGTGACGCCGAAGATCTTGGCAGACGGGTTGCGCTGCAAGGCGTGATCAATGATGCGCCGGTAGCTGTCAGCCACCGCGTGATGCGCCTCATCAATGATGAGGAGA